CTAAACGGAGGATCTTCTCTTTCTAAGCATGACGGAGGAACTCCACCAACTAATCCATTAACATTAAAGACCTCTAAACTACACAGTACGGCAGCAGGTGAGCCTGGGTATTCTCTAGACGGAGCAAACAAAGCAGAAGTAAGTAGAGCATACAACTCCTACAATGACGGAGCTGTTAACCCACTACCGCAACCATCCGGTTTAGACTTAAACGGAAAAACACCAACAGGCTACACTAATCCTGAAACAGGTCAAACCTTTCCTTAATGGCATTAAAAGACCTGATAACAGACTTAGGGTCCTTCTATGAAAACAACCCGTTCGCAGCCAAGTACAAATCTAAGGCCGGACCTACCTATGCTCAAAAATCAGGCTTTAATCAAAGAAGCTTTAGATACGGAGACGACAGACCAGATGGAGGAAGTAGTAAACAACCATTTGTAAAATCCGTTCTACCAGACGTTAATTCCGATCCTACTTCCGCAACAGGTCTACTAGCCGGAATAACACGGCAGATAACTGCTAGAGTAGATGATCTAGAACGTATAGGTAAATACTTAATAACACCTAAAGGTCTGCAGTTTATAGTCAAGCAGCAATTATTATCTGCACAAAATCCAATTGTACCTGGAAAACCTAATAGATTCGAACCTTTAAAAGGATTTTATAATCCATTAAATACATTAGCTCAAGTAGCTGCAAGCGGTACAGGTTTACATTTAGAAAAGCAAGGACTCCTACCTATCGGTTTTAAGGACGAAGAAGCTAAATATGAGAAGGAGTATCGAAAATTAAGTAAATTAGACCCCAAATCCGGCTCCAATGAGACCTCTAATAGATTAGAAAACTTATACATATCAAAAATTCTTCTAAGGTCCCCAAATACGGAGAACCTTAAAGCCACAGGTATTTCAACAAACCCTGAGTTCCTATTATCATACCCGGGAGGACCGGGAATAACTACAACAAATATAGGATTTGCAGATAGCAGAGTCTATGGAGACGGGAAACCTCAACAAGTAACATCGACTACCGGTAGTCTCGGTGAAAAAATTGAATATGAAAAAAAGTACTTGGAACTAAGTACTTCCGGTTCTAATAGGTTGGAAAGTCTATATACATCAAAACTTATAAAAACTCCTACATCAAGACCACAACTAACGGAGAACCAAGTTAAAAACACATATATTTCAACAAACCCTACCCTACTATTATCATACCCAGAAAGACCGGGTGGACTCGAAGAAATTATTTATTTTGCAGATAAGAACATCTATCAGGGGTCCGCTACAACAAACTCAGGGCTCTCTACATATACTTTAACACAACTCAACAAACAGAAATCAGTATGGAGCCCAGATGCACCAGACAATCTCGGGCTTATAACAGGAGATTTCAGAGGCAATATACCTTACAAGACGGAAAATGCAACTATAGGAGTTTTCGGTAAGAACGTAGTCAATTACCTAACAGGTTCAGTTAACAAGATACAAAGAGTAGGGATAGGAGACCCCGGCCGAAGATCAAGAGATAGAAGCAACCTCTATAAATCAGATTTTGCTAGCGTAGATAAAGTAGCAGCAATGCCACTATATAAGCAAAAAAATGTCGACACAGAAACTGGATTTACTCGAGACTTCATAAGGTTTAGATTCGAAGTACTTGATAATAGTAGCACTGATCATACCTTCGTTCACTTTAGAGCCTTTTTAGGAGCAATAACAGATAATTTCGGAGGACAATGGAATGATTCAAGCTTTGTAGGAAGAGGAGATAGATTTCACACCTATACTGGCTTTACACGAGATATTTCATTATCTTTTACTGTACACCCTCAATCACGAGATGAAATGGCAGCAACCTATCAAAAACTAACATACCTTGCTTCAACACTCGCTCCCGACTATAGCGGTGCAGGAGGGTATATGAAAGGTAATATTACAAGATTAACTATAGGAAGTTACTTCTATAGAATACCGGGATTTATAAGTAGTTTAACATATACAGTACCGGAAGAAGCATCATGGGAAATAGCTTACAATGAACCGGAGAGTGGGACTGAAAAAGATATGCTAGAAACCCCAAGACACTTTGACATAAGCCTTAACTTCACCCCAATACATGATTTCGCTCCACAATTAATGGACGGTACACGTAAATATGCTCTATTTACCCCTCAAGAAAAATTTGGTTCAGGAAAGTTCAGCCAATACAACCCATTTATTCCACTCTCAGGTCAAGGAAATATCCTGAATACAAATAGCATTGAAGCAGGAAATAAGGTAAGTAGCATACCTACAAGCATTATAACCCCATCAACATGAGTAGATATTCAAACATACCGGTAGTTAAAACAGAAGATGGGATAAGGTACCAAGAAGTAACCCGATACCCTGAAATACCTGAGGATGAAAACGATACTTACGTTATAACAACCTACGGTGATAGATTAGATCTCCTAGCAGATCAATACTACGGAGATTGGAGTTTATATTGGATTATAGCAGCTGCTAATCCTAAGTTGCCTTTTAACTCTTTATACCCTACATTAGGAGTACAACTTCGGATACCAGCATACCCGGAGGATGTAGTAAATAGTTTTAACGATATTAACAATGGATAAGATATTAGGTGAAGTTTTTGATGAATACGTCGATAAGCAGATTAAAGTTAGACAGAAAAGTTTAGGAAAATCTCAAAAATCCACAGACGACCTGGTAGTTTTTAACTCAAGCACCCCTTGGATTAGATTATCCTCTTCCGTTGAAGTAGATGAAGACAGAGCAAAAACACTTGCAACAAACCTAGGGATAAATCAAAGTAAAATAGTAGGAAATAATCTAGCAAAAAACCTAGTACTTTTCGCCGGTACCTCTGACGGTGCTAATCTAAGCAACAGAAAAGGCGGAGTAGGATACGGACTAGAAAGCAGTTATGGTTTTCTCTCTGACAGAGAACAAGGTTATAAGCCAATGCCCGGAATCACCGGCATTACTGCCAACTATAAAAATAACGGTACCTTAAAACAAGCACAAGTTAACCTTACGTGCTTTACAAGAAAACAGTTTGAAGCAATAGAAGCTATTTACTTAAGATTAGGATTTACGATGATTCTCGAATGGGGACACTCTGTATACTTTAATAATAAAGGTATAAAGGAAAACATGTCCGCCTTAAACATACCTAACACATTATTTAAGAAAAGCTTTTCAGTATCTGTAGGAAACCTAGACTACCTAACCCAATCGGAAATTGACGCATATCGAAAACTCTCTACAGCAGAAGAGAAAACAGAATACCTTAACAGTAAGTTTACTGAATTCCAGGATGTAACCAACATCCCCGGTACCTTTAATAGAATTCTTATAGCAAATAAGAAAAAGACTGCAGGCAACTACGACGCTATGATGGCAAAGGTTAGTAACTTTTCATGGACCCTTAATAGTGACTTAAGCTACAGCATCACATTAAATCTAGTATCTGTAGGGGATATAATAGATTCTCTAAAAATGAACTTTGGAGGAACCGACCTAACCGAAAACGTTTGGGATAACCTGGAAATCGATAAAGGAGTAAGGAACCTTAAAAGCATACAACTCAACTCAGGAGCAAGCGCCTTTAATAGTTTCCTAGCCGAACTCGTTGAAGTATTAGCCGACCCGCAAGTAAGAGGGGAATTCGAGCAAGCACTTCAAACAAAACTTGAATTAGCAGATAAAGCAGACAAACAACAAGAATTAATACAGTCGATAAGAGATGCATACTTAGAGGTAATCAAAGCCAGGCTTGCAAAAATGAAACCTCTGCAAAAAGCTAGAGCACTTCTGCTAGAAAATTCTATAATAACCGATACTAAGGTAAATATCGGTAGTGCCCTATGGGACTTCACCAGTGAATACGCACAAGACTATAAATACGGAGGAAACCTACAAGAATTAAAGAAACTGTTAAAAGAAGACGGACGGATCACCTCCTCTTTTCTGCCATCCGACGACGGGTACCTTTCATACAACCTACTAAAGACTCTCGGCTTAGATATAGATACTAGCCGGGTAAAAACACCTCTTAATCCCCTAGGATTTCCCATCCCTGGAAGCCCGGTATTTTATAGAATAGTAGAAAGCTCAAATAAGGCTTCCTCCTTTCGGACCTATAATCTAGGCGGCAGTACTACTTCCCCTATGTATTATAATATAGACCTAGAAGAGTCAAAAGCACTAACTGAACTCGAAGTATTCTTTAGCGATAAGTTAAAAGCCAGAGATTTACCAAAATGGATCAATTTAATAGAGTACTTAGATAGAAAGAAAGGTAGTGCAAAAGATGTAATAGACTTGCTGCTAGACGATCGATATTTTGACATAGAGGAAAACTTCCCACTAGACAGCTATCAAGAATAATAAATATGGCAGGACAAGTATACACGAAATTTATAAAAGATCTAGAAGGCGAATATAACGTAATTGAATACGGCGGTACAGGAGGAGTAGGTGCAGAACTGTACCTTTCCGTGAAAGGAGTCTTAAAATGGATATCAAAGTATCCTAATATGTTCTCAGGAACTTCCCAAATACTAAAAGTAGACTGGGAATCAGACAAGCCAATGTTTACGTATTCAACAGTAATATCCTGTAACCTGGAAAAAATATATATTAGAAATGACTATCTAGGTACTTCAAAAGGAACTATAGATCCTAAACGAGAATATATAGGTTCCTTCAAGCCCATAACGCAATTTAACGCACAGAGATACTCCAACCTAGTCCAAGAGTTTAAAGAAGAAGCTAACGTAACAGTAAACCCCTCTATCTACCCTAGCATCGGCAACCTTAATAACGTCTACGTAAATGTAATATACTTATCGGAAATACTAGCTAAAAAAAGTGATAATAAAGATAATAAAGTAACGATTAGAGAGTTTCTCCAAACTCTATGCGATGGAATAAATAAAGCCTTAGGAAGCCTAAACGACCTACAGGTCATCACAGATGTAGATGGAGCTGAAGAAACCCTAACAATTATAGATTATCAACAGAAGAGAATTAAGAACCTAGCTAAACAAGAAAGACCAACAACAACTATACAAGCACAAGGACTAGGTACTATGTTAACAAGCATTCAAGCCCAGAGCAGTATCACCCCTGAAATAGCAGATATGATATCAATAGGAGCACAGGCTCAGGAACAGACTGTAGGAGAAGAGGCTACATCCTTCTCCCTATTAAGCAAAGGACTTAAAGATAAAATATACCCTACAAAGAAGATAGGGGAGAAAACTATCTTAGAGGAAAAGGAAAAGGAAAAAGCATTAAAAGCAATCAACGAGAGGTTTAAGACCGCTATAAGCACATACACCGCTCTTGTAAATAACCAACAAGCGACAGACAAATACGGACCTATTAAAATAGCATCAACAGATCAAAGTAATAAAGACAACATAGCAGTAGAGTTATATAAGGCATGTTTAGGAAAATTTACACAGACCGGCCAAACCTCAACCGCATTCATACCTATCAAACTAGATCTCTCCTTATACGGATTAGGAGGTATTAAAATATATCAAAAGTTTAAACTATCAAACGATGTTTTACCTCTATCCTACAAGGATAATTTTGAATTTATAATCCTAGGGATAAGCCACACTGTAAACGCTACAAAATGGGAAACAAGCATATCCTCTCTCATAAGCTTAAAGGATGAAAAAATAGAAAAGGAAAGTAAAACTCTAGCACCTTTCGCTATACCTTTAGAGACAGTATCAGGAGCCTCCAGCCCTATATCTGCCTCTCCCGGAGGATCACAACCTGCCGGATACGATACAAGTAAAATCAGAAGACAGACGATAAGCGGCTTATTTGTAGCAAACGGAGAAGTTCCTGACAAGTATATGCTTGAATTAAATAACTCCCCTAAATATAAAGGAGACCTAAGTAGTGATGGAGGTAGAATAAGACTACTTAAACCTATAATGCTACAGTTAGAAAAACTACTACAAGCATATGAGAACGATAACCCTTACACCCCTATAAAAATAAACTCCGCTTACAGGCTATACGAAGATCAAGTAAGAGTGCGTAAAATTTGGGAAGCTAAAGGTAAAGCTAATAATGCAGCATATCCCGGAAGATCAAATCACGGCTTCGGTAGAGCAGTTGATTTTGCAGACGTAAACTTATCAAAACTTACTCCAAGCATGAGACAGTATAAATGGCTTAAGAAAAACGCTGGAAAGTATGGATTCACAAGAATAAGCCGCCCAGGTAAACCAGAAACGTGGGAAGCATGGCATTGGGAATATTTAGGTGATGTAGGTTCTATATTCTAATATTTATATAAGTAATGTACTATCCGCAATCTAAAATATTAGAAAATCAATATGCTGACGAAAATGAGTTAGTTTATAAAAACACTAAAGAACCTTACCAAGGATCTTACCATATACTTGCTGACGGGAAAATATACACCGGAAAAAATCCAAGAGACGGTCAACTTTTAGAATTGGAATACTCTAATAATGTTAAATTCTCCGACGATGATGGAGATTTTTCCTCTTTAACCCCTACACAGATCCTAAAGAACACTCAATATGATGCAATTCGACAGAGAGTAAATATTAAACCTCCTGCATCCGAGTTAATTGAACCTAAATACTCTGAACCGGTAGTTAGGTACCCCTCCTTTAAGAGGTACTTCTTAAGAAGAACAAACAACGTAATATTCACAGAAGTCAGTCAAATAGACTTTAACGCTATAAAGATTAAAGATCCTAAATACAACTTCGGCATATACATACCGTTTGAACTACCATGGACGACATCAGGCGCTAATATAGCAGAAATAAATCAAAAAATGATTCTACTCACTGAAAAGAGATTTAAGGTATACGGACTATCTAAATACATTACCAATTATACTGAATTCTCAGCTTAAGTTGCTTCTCAAGCAAACCTTCCTTATATTATAGGAAAGGTTATGTTTTGGTTAATAGAGACGCAAGAGCAGTTTGAAGAGTTAAAATATAATACTCTCAAAGAAGTTATAGCTATACCTATCTACCGTCACCCTGAACAGCATCCTGCAATCTACTCCCCTTTATGTTTATATCTCAAGGATGTAAAGACAGATGATAGTTTTCTAATAAACTTCTATCATAGCGAAGCAATGCAAGTTTCAACCAGTAAAGTAGTAGGTTGGTTAGAGACGATAGATAAAATCTATACATTAGATAGAAAAGCTTTTAATTATTTTTACCATGGAACGAATACAAATACTCTTCCGGAGATAAACCATAAAACCTCTCAAGCTATAAACTATTTCTCAAGAAGACATTATAATGACCCGGATCTAGGAAATATTATACCTATAGTAAAACATTATGAAGACTGCGAGAAAATAGCAGAAGAACTTACCAGAGAAATTCCTACATATAAACCTGATGAATTTAGAAAACAAGCAGAGGATATATTTTGGAATATAGAAAGAAACGGATTAAAGATAACTGATAGTATAGAAGACTATTTTAAGATAGAGAGACCCTTTTTATCCCTTTATAACAACTATATTCTAACCCAGTACAACCTTAAAAACATCACCGGAAGACCTTCCAACAATTTTAATAGTATTAACTTTGCAGCTCTTACTAAAG